AAATGGAATAAATTTTGAATTGTAGATACCAAATTACCAATAATATTTTTAGCAGATTCGATTGGGTTAGTTAACGCCCAAGTGATGCCACTCCAAATATTACGAACACCATCAATCGCCCATTGAAAACCATTAGTTATTGTACTACCAACGTTAGACACCGCGCCACCAACGGTATTCTGTATGTTTTGCCAAATTTGCCCTAGATTGTTCCAGAGATTTGTTGTAATGTTCACGGCAGTATCATATAGTGATTGAAAAAAACCACCCACATTATTGACCAACTCTTGCACGGTGTTAACCACTGAATTTCGCATATTGGTGAACGTGTCACCTATTGCTCCAATTACACCTTTTACAGTTTGGTCGATTGAATTAAATAAGTTAAATAATGTTTGCCAAACACCTTGGCCAAAAGAAGTAAGTGCGTCCCCAATGGACTGAAAGACACCCCATAGAGTTGTGCCTATGGTGGCCCCAATACCTCCGAAGAAGTCATTAAGATTCCAAAAGAGATTTTTCAAATCCTCTAATGCTCCGGGCCAAAGATTCAGTCCCAAAATATCATCAATCATCTCCCCCGTAAATACATAATCTTTAACCATGTTAAAGTATCCACCAATGGGGTCACCAGATTCGAGAACTTGTGTCCATTTTTCCAATCCTTTTGGCAACATTGTTGTAGCAACATAACTAAGTTGGCTACCAATTGTTAAAACAATACCAACTGGACCAAAGGCTTTACCGATACCTGTAACAAATTTACCAAGTTTAGTCGCGCCAACAACTTCTGCAAATTTACCTCCCAAACCTTCAACTGCTTTTCCAGCTTCTTTGACGGGCTTAATGATATTTTTGACTTTGGAAACAATATCGCTGAATGGTTTAAAAAGCTTACCAACAACACCGATAACGCCTTTAAACACACCACTAACTAATTTCCAAGCACCTCGAAATGGAACTAATGCTAAAGACATGCCTAACAAAATGCCCGTTCCACTATCAAGATTGTCGAATAATAGTTGAAAAATGGGGCCAAGCAAAGGAAGGTTTTTAAGAATATCGACAGCACCCGGGAACATGTTAATCACGGTTGTGATCAAATTTGTGAGCGCGGTGTTCATCCAATCAAACCCGTCGCCAACGCCATTGAGAAAATCCACCCAGTCCCAATCTTCATCAAACGCACTAAGAAGTGTTTTCACTGATTGGTATATTTTATCGGTGTTCCTTTTAATAGTGTCCCAAATACGATTAACGGTATCACCAAATGCTTGTGCTGTTCCGGGATCAAAAACATTATCGATCATATCTTTGAGTTGTTGAAGCGTCTTAGCTGCATCACCAACAAGAATATCACTCAAGTTGGTGTCCCATTGATATGGGTCAGCAATGGGAATGTCTATGCCCCCAACACTTCCACCTTTATCATTACCTTGACCATTGCCACCGTTAGCCGTGCCAGACGTGTCAGACACGCCTGCCAACATGTGCAATTCGTCAAAAGGAAGGGTAAAATTTGTAATTTCTTTTAGTTTTTTAGCAGTATCGTCTGCTGCGTCACCAATATCACTTAAATCATCAGCAGCATTATCATCGATGTCTAATCCACCACTATTAAAGGAGGTGTCCAAATTAGATAGATAACTATTCCATTGAGATTGAGCATCTTTATACCAATCCCCTAATTTGTTTCCTAGAAATGCAGATAATCTTGCGGCTACAGCTTGAATTGCTTGTGCAAGCATAACAAAAAGTGGGATAAGTTTCGTAACAACGGGAAACACAGCTGCGCCAAGCATACGACCTGCAACGGTAGCTTGTTGTCCCAAGATACGAAACATGTTAGCTGGTTGGAGCGCCGATCTAGCCAAATCGCCTTGGGCGGTGGTTGTGTGTTCCATGAGCATATTATACATGACAATCATCTTGTTAGCGCGGTCAAGATCATTGTATGTTGCATCAATCGCGTTGTCCATCAACCATTGATCAGCCGCAGTACGGCTAATGTCGATACCATAAGACTTCACAGCGGTAGATATACCAGAAATACCACTTTGTAGTTTTGATGCCGTTTCGTCGAAAGGCTTATCCCACAAAGACGACAAATCATACGTCAACTGTGTCATACCCTGAGAAAGCTTCATAACTTTATCGGTGGCCATACCAGCAGCATTTGCCATTTCATAAAACGTAGCGTATGTACGCTTAACCTGTGTGGGGTCAAGCATCATCGCTTGCGACAAACGGTCTACTTCGTCAGCAGCCGCAGCAACAGCGGGTGTAACAGCCACACTGTCCCCCGTGAGATTACCAAACAAGTCTTTACCTTGAATAGTTGCTGTTTTTTCAGCCGCAGATACATCATCGAGAGACGATGCCAATGTGGTATAAAACAGGTGGTTAGCTTCGGCGTAGTCAGACGCAAGATCGAACCACTTTTTCATACCCACACCAGCAATGGCAACTACCGATGCGATAGCTGCAAGAATGGCCCTAGTTCTGAAAAAGTTCCAATTGGCTTTCTCAGCGCTGTCACCAGCAGACTTAAAATACCCAGAGAGGTTACTCAGATATTTGCCAGTGCTTTGGCTAGCTGAGTTGATGCGGGAAAGTGCACTTTGAACTTTCGTAAGCTTAGTGGCGCTTTGACCGATCTGATTAGTAGCACTCACGGCGGCTTGTGTTGTTTTCATGCCATATCCCCCAACTTGGGAGGACATGTCAGTCAGCGACAAAGCCTTTGGTGTCTTGACCGCAGACATGGAGATACGTTGCGTATTTCCATTAATATCTTTGACGGCAACCGCTGCCATCTTTGCTTTTTTTTGAGTTTGAGCCAGTTGAGAATTGACAGTTCTCAACGATCTAGCTGCCCCATTTATCCCGTTAACGTTGTTCAGTGAATTGAACGCAGAGGATAAGCCACGGGCGTTGGCTTTGATGCTTTTGATCTTAGCATCGAGAGTATCAAGCGTTTGAATGGCTGCTGTAGCACCTGTTACGGCGAAGTCAACCTTAACGTCTTGTTTGATTTGTTGCGTCATGTAATTCTCCTGAACATAAAAAATGCCGCACCATTACGATGCGGCATCTTCAATATTAATTTCAACGCCCATATTGTGAGCCGCAGCAAGAAAGTTTGCTTCAAATTTTGCCATTTGTCGTTCTTGCTTCTTTGCTTTGGCAGTGTCATCAATTTCGCACACAAAGACTGGTTGTGTTGGATATGTAATCGTTTTAGAGCCTTTTTTGCCAAACGCACTATTCAGATTAGATGCAATTGCCGTGGACACGTAACTACCAATCATCCATGCAAGCGTATCTTGCTCTGCAAAGTCTGCTTTAGACTTCTTATCGTAGTAGTGCGCATATGAGACAAGTAACTCAGGTGCGTTTTCCCAGTACTCTGTATAACTCATACCGAAGGTTAATGCTACCACAAACTCTTCCTCAAAGATTTCGCCAAGCGTCTTATAGGAAGGCTGGGGGTCATCTGTTGCCGCAGGAGTGTCTTTTTGAAAGATTTCTGTTACTCTGCGGCTACACCGAAAACGTCGTTGTATTCCTCCAAAAGAGACGAGAAAATATCTGTAAAGCTTTCGGGGCAATCGGCACTCTCCAAGTAAGTGTCCAACAGATCATCAGCTTTGGTGATCTGCATAGGCTGTGCGCCGCTCAGAGCCGCATACCACAAGAAGTAAGTTGAATCCATAGGTGTGTCGCCTACAGCACTCATTCTCAGACCTGCTCGCTCTGCTTGACGCAAACTCTTACGTGTCATTTGAAATGTATACGTCTTACCGTTAATCTCACGTTCCATGTTTAGTACTCCCCACTCTAGTATTCATTAATATGGTTCCTCACTCAATCGACTTGGTTACAGTCTTTAGATCGAACGAGAAAGTGATTCTTAGGCGTTTACTGGCCCGGCTGCCTTGAGAATAGAACTCTCAACAGACGTGTAGAACGTGGATGTAATTGGTGCGTCAACCTCGGTCTCGCCCGGCGTCACATTAACACCCACCCCATAGTACCAGTAGTGACAATCCAACTCGCCGGGAAACTCCACGGCAAAAGCGATCTTAGCCGGGGAAGCCGGAACGGTAGACGCCGCGTCTGTGGCTGTCAGCATGACTGGCGTCATCAGCACCGTGTATGCGAGGGCGCCACCCGGGTCTTTAAGGCCCGGAATGTAACGATGTTGGACTGTTTCGCTCAACGGTGTAACGTTAAGCATGTTAGGCTCTCCACCAAGATCGGGGATAGCTGTTACGTCAGGAATTTCTGTCCAAGTTATAGGCTTAGTACTCCCTGTATCGGAAGTGCCGTAGTACAGCTTAATTCCAGCGGAATTTTGAGCCATTACTGCTCTCCTTAAATAGTTCGATAAGTATAACCGCTATAGTCAATGGCGCAGCTATACCGCAAAATCTTTCGCGCCGTGTCTATAGCATAGGAATCGTCGTCAGTAACGCCATCACGATTCATTTTATATTTATTATAAATGAGTTCGTCAATTTGGTTAGCAATATTGTCGCTAACCTCAACTCTGCTGACAACAGCACCCGATTCGTCCGTAGTATCTTTGGCATAAATTTCAATCTGAAACACCAAAACGGACAGCAATTCTTTATTTGCGCTACGAAGGCCGGTCAAATCGTTGATTTGCATTACAACAATTCGAGGGAACACCTTCTGTGCGCTATTGAAACTTCGTACAACACTTGTAGGAAAGCCGTAATCATGATTCTCCAAAAGCGTTTTTACTTCTCCGGCGATCAGATTCATAAGGCGTTTTCCACTTGTTCTCTTGCCGCGTTGGCTATGGGTTCTTTATATTTCCCCATCTGATACTCCATTTGTGTTGTGTAAAATGGGGCATACGGTGCCCATCCTTTAGTGATGACGGGCCGACCATCGCTTAAACTATATTCGTCCATTGGTAGCACCCAATATTGTCCCAACGTGTGACCGTTTGGACGGGGTTCGTAGCCATTGGCTTCCCCCATTTGAGCACTATCAGGATATTTACCCACGGCGGGTGAACCTGTACCGAATTCAATATACCAAATACCTGCGCCAGACCACGTAATTGTGGCTGTTTGACGTGCTACTCGGCTAGAAACTCGACCTAATTCGTTCCCGCTACCTTTTCGATAATCTTGAATCACAGGCAAGTGATCTCTCACACCCTGAGCGAATTCTTCGCCAACCACCTGTGCAGTAGCGTTACTGCGATTCAACCGTGTTTCTAGGTGGCGCAATTTGTTAGCGTAGCGTTTCAAGTCGTTGCTCATGGTGTTTCATCTACAGTCAGTATTTGAAGCAAAATCCGCGTAACCGTTGGGTATGGTGTCACACCCTTTACATAATAGTCAGCGGTTCTTGCCAATTGATCTGTCGTGTCAGGTGGAGTTACATAAACATAAACCTTGTCTAGGGGCCTGATATCTTTCACATAATCGGGGTCAGCCAAGATTTGTTGATAATCGAAAAAACTAGTGCCAGCCGTAACCAAACTGGCACTAGCCGAAGTGGGGAGTACGTTATGACAATTTACCCTGTATTCCACAGGGGGTGCGTATATACTCACCCCATCATTGTTGACACTTCTCGATGCAACGTAAACGGAGCGTTTCAAGTTCTCAGCGAAGAACACGTTACCCTCCCGTCACAAATGCTGCTGTCGAGGGTTTCGGAGTTATACGACGAAGCATGGAATTTGGATACGTTCCACGTTCATATACACGCGATATCCCGTTTTCTGCAAAACTCGAAACACCATCTACGCCGCGTTTTTCGTAAAGATACACGCCCATTTCAATAGCCAATCCTCGATATTTGGGTTCAATATCCTCGTCATCGGCTTGTTGACGGATATCTCGAATGGTGTACTCTGCGTTATCAGCAGCGAGTTCTACTAAAACGGTTTGCTGCTCGGTTGGAGAATTAAGCCCCAACCAAGCAAGCATTCCAGTGATGGTGTTAGGAGATGCCACAATTATACTCCGGCGACTTCCTTGGTGTTAACAGGATTTGTGGTCGTGTTAAGCACAGTAACATCGCGACGCGGCGCGGTGAACGGAGTAGTCGTTTCAGCAATACCGGTGATCTTGGCGTGCACAAACTCAGGGCCGTGATCAAGTCCCCACATGCCGAAGATTTGTCCAGCATCGGAAGCGCCCTTCTTACCCAAAGGCTCGAAGAAGAAGTTACCCTTACCCGGTGTGGCTTGCATTGCATTCGCGAGAACTGGCATGCACGCATAAAGGGCGGTACCGTTAGGCATAAAGCGGTGGGGCATAAATCGAACCACACCAAACGGTGTAATGACGCGAATAACGTTCACACCAGCTTCGGTTGTGTCGATTTTAAGACCCTCGTCGGTAACGATCTTTTGAAGTTGCTTATATTGCTCATAAGCGAGAATAAACAGATAACTCTCAGGGCCGTAAGGGCTACCATTCAGCATAACTTGCTGAACAGTGTCGTAGATCATTTCGAAGTTAAACTCTTCGCCAGTTGCCGTGATCGCGTTTGTCGCGCAAGCTTCGAGCAGACCACGGGTACGGTCAGCGGCAGTAGCAACGCCCTTAGAATCGTTGAATGTTCCGTTGATGATCACATTCTCGATATCCATACGGATAGAATCGAGAGAGTTAGCAATTTGGAAAGACAACTCATTCGGGACATTGTTGGTGTTACCAACGAGAGGTGGCTGTTGCGCAGTAGGTGCAGCGTAGTTTGTCAAGTCACTCGTGTTTGCCAGTTTCCGGTAAGAAATCTCAACGGAACGGTGGAACATCTGTGTGACATTAAACGCATTTTGGCGTGTCCAGAACTGAGGTGCTGGCGCTGTCAAAGACGCTTCCTCAGTAATCCCAGCAGCAGGGGCTGTTGGGTCTGGATATCCAGTATCAAAGGTCGCACCCGTGATAAACTCACGGGAGGTTTGCATGTTGCTCCGAATGCTATTAAACAGGGGAGTTTCCACGCGAGTTTTGTTGAGCAACATACCCGTAAGATTAACCGGGTTTGTTACCATCATAATGCCTGTTGTTGCTGGCATTGCTTACTCCTTTACAGAACTTGTATTAAACCCCGTCTGGGTTCATGCTTTGCTCAAACAAGTATTGAATAGCGGACGCTTGCGCATAGCGAGGGTCAGCTTCTTTGTTAGTTGCAATAGTAACCGCAGTACTCATGGGGTCTTGCGATGGGTTCGAGCCGCCACCTGAACCAGCAGGAGGTTGAACATTCTGAGCAAGTTGTTCCTTTTGGGCTTGCAAAGCAGCATCCACAGTAGATTTTTGAATTTCAACAAAGCTGTTGAGAGTAGCATCCAACGAATCGTGACTTGCACCGGCAATGAGCACGGGTGTCAGCTTTTCAATAGCGTCATCCGTAAGACCAGCTTCGCGCAGTTTTCGCTCCGCATAATAAGCCATTTGAGTTTTCTCAAACTCTTTTTGTTGGTTGGCGAGTTGGTCAGAGAGATTTTTGATCTTCTCTTCCTCTGTCATTGTTGCTTGCGCTTGCGCAGTAGCAACGGCAGTATCCAACTTCGTTTTGTACTCGTCCTCGTACTTTGCTGTAAGATCACCCGTCACCTTTTTAGTTGTCGTTTGTACGGCTGCGGTAACACGGCGGTCAATCTCTGCTTGGATTGCGGCTCCCTGCTCGTCAGTTAGTCCGTCCAGCGTAAAATCAGGCATTTGTACTCCTTTTGGTTGCGCGATCAAGTAAGCCCTTAATTAGTGGCTCCCTTGGGGCTGCCCCCAGTTTGATTTTGATTGCTCGGTGCACTAGAATTGGCACCAGATGTTTGAGGGTTTTGTGTCGCAGTTGCTTGGGCTATTTCTTGCGCCCGTTGCATTTTCTGCTCCGCAAATTCCTCTGCACGCATTATAACATCACTTACATTATTTGTCAAGTCAGCAAACTCCAACGCATCCGCAGGAGCGATTGGAGAAGCAGCGCCAACGAGCGTAGAATACGCCTGTGCCTTCGCTTGAAGGTTGGCTTGCTTTGTACGAGAGAATTTGATTTGAATATCCTCAACTTTGATATCCTTGTCAATCTCCCCAAAAAGCTGCATGATGTAGAGCGACGTAGCTAGTGCCTTGCGGTCTGCGGCAATAAAGAATTGCTCCTTAGAAGCCGCAACAAGATCAATGTCTTGCCAACCGTCACGCAAATACACGGCATCGCCAGTATCGGCTCCACCACCGCCACGATTCTTACGATCAGGCACGCCGACGATAGTTCGCATCGTAGCTTCAAGCCAGTCACGAAGAGATTCGACGTTCTCATTATCCACTTGCTCGGCGATGTACTTGACAACCACTTGAACCCCCGGTGGAACATCAGGGATGTTGAGCATCTTCTCTGTTTCGAGAATTTCAAGTGTTTCGGGGGTCAGATCAAACCCCTGTGCCAACAGAATTGAGTTAACAAACTGTTCAATGTCGTTGAGCGAATCGCTGGTAAGCTTGTCCAACGCGTCCATAATAGACAGTTCGCTCTCCCAGTCACCAATTGTCATAATCGAATTTTGATACTCGATGATCGGCAGATTACCACCCAAGCTAGCATCAGATTCCTCAACAAGTTGAAGATCGGTGTAGCTGAGTGTTGGCCCCCATCCCGGAGATTCAAAGACGTATCTCTTGGTCTTAGTATAGATCGTGTATACCGTCTTAGATTCCTGCGTCTGAGGATGTGGAGGGGTCATGTAGTATGTGCCACAGTAGAGTGCCCCCACAGTACGATTAGGCGACCACACAACGAATGTTTCGCGGGGGTCGAGAGACGTGATAGAGATGTGTGTCCCGTTCAGTGGGTCTTTCTCAGGGAACACCCCACGATACCCCAAGCCGCAGATAGACATGTTCGTGGCAATGTTATAATCCACGAGGTCTTTGCTCTCAGCGTCAAAAGCGTAGCTGATTGCTTCGGCTGCGGCTCGGTCTTTGTTGTCTCGTTGTACGTACTGCACCGGTTTACCCAAGAAATAGGAAACTATGTCTCGGGTAAACGACTTGGCGTAGTTCACAACAATCTTGTTGTTAATTTCAGGACGGGTGTACTTTTCCCTATTTAGAATCTTAGGGTGAGAACCCGTGTAATAATCGAACAAGTATTGTTCCTCAGCAGCATTGAAGAAGTGAAACGGCATAATCCATTGAATCAGATCGTCTCTGATAAGATCAACCGCATTGGGGGAATCCAATTGTTCAGGTGTTAGTTGCGTGTAAAGACGTTGCCGTCCTGTGAAGCGCAACGGTTGATTGTTCGGAAATCCCATTTTAATCCTTAAATTGAAGCTGTAATTTCTTTCTTTTCCCCGCTGAGCGTGAGCACGGGGGATTTAGTGGAAACCGGAGGATATGCTTTAGCTACAGCGTAGCCACCACGTTCCAGACACGAACCAGTAACGACGAACATCTGATTGCGTTCAATCACACCGTCGCACTTAGCATTCCACTCGTTTATGACACGGGGTTTAATTACCGGGTCGTGTTGGTGACCTTGCACGTAAATATCAGCAACGACAATCTCACTCAATCGCATGAGACTGTTCAGCTTACCACCCGTGCTTCGTCCACCACCAACACCGTGAGTAATATACAATTGATAGTTGACCATCGGTCGCTTACCCTCAGTCTTGCTCTTATCCCAGCAGCCCACTTTAATCGTAACGTAGGCTTCACCAGAACAGTACCTCACGCCTTTTGTGGCGCAGACATACTTCACGGGGTCGATGCCAACCGACTTCCAAACACGTTGGTCGTGGTTGCCGTCAATGCACACCAGAATCTTCTCCGGCGTCACCTTGTCGATGAATTCACCAAACAATTCCATACATTGGTCAAGCGTGTATTGCTCTGAATACACATCACTAACACTCGACACGAGGGCTGCGTTGAAAATATCACCGTCAATCGTAATGAACCGGTTCTTTTTCTTTCGCACCCAAGCAATAATGTCATTCATCACTTTGGTCGAGTGGTGTGCGTCTCCGATGTGGAAGTCTCCCACGCACATAATTTCCATAGAAGTCAAATCAGGGTATTGCAGAATAAACGGTTTAATAGACAAACCGTCCTCCTTACATAAATTTACGGGCAAGTACTCGAATTTTGGCTCTCGTGTTTTGTCGCATCATAGCCGCACCACCAGCACAAGCATCGGGTGCGTCGTCGTGTTCATTGTTGCCCTCAGCCGTATAGGTTACGAGGTTGTGCATGAAGTTACGATACATTCCATCTTCCGGGTATTCATCAGATTTTCTAAATCCGAATTCCATAATAGCCGGAGAGTGCTGGATAATGCGAGACTCTTTAGACATTCGAGTTCCTGCTCGTTGTGTGGTTACGTAACAAGCTGTTCCTTGTTCTTTTAAGAGCCGTTTAATATCCTCAGCATAAAAGTCACCGCCGTTGTTAGCTTCGAACATTGCCCTGTGTACTCCCCACTGAGCAATCTTGCCAACAACTACGGGTTGTGTCACTTTATAAGACCCTCTCATGAACACAACATCAATTACAAATGGAGGGTCAGTACCCCATTGCGCTAGGATTGGCATCGCTAGATAGTCGGTACCACCAAACGCAACGTCGCAAAAACAAAAGATATCGTCTGGCGCGTTGTGCAAAAAGTCGATATCGTCTATCGTAAAACGTCTCAACGAATCCACAGGGAACAATAATCCCTCAGCTTCGATGGGTTTTTGCATGTAAAGTGCATTCCAAGAGATCGTGTTAGACAGCGATCTAATGTCTTGAAACATTTCGGTGGAAAAACCTACACCGTAATCGTACTCAAAATTCGATTCATCATTCTCGTTCAACGCTGGCAAAGAAATGATGTTGCATTTGTCATTCTCAGCATACGCTCCCATCAAGCGACCGATGGGGTCACTCAACGACCAACGAGTGCCGATGTGAAGTTCTTTACAACCGTCCTTTTTACGGGAACGTGCGTTGTCCGTGTACTGTGTCCACAGCTTGTCAAGCCGCAAGACAGACATAGCCGTTTCCACACCCTCAACCAAGTCGTCGCAGTAGAGAATTTCCTCACAACGACCACGACCATTCAAAGAACCGAAAATCGAAGCACACATCAGAGACGGAAATGGTTTCTTCACGTCTGCTGGATTGTTGGAAAAATCGTACTCCAATTCTTTAGCACTTGTGTAAATGCGTGTCAGTTTCGGAAAGATGGTGTGATACGTGTAATCCATGCTTTCGTCAATTGCACCGATACGCCCAAAAAACGATTT